CTTGAAAAATTCTCCGGGGGAATTATTGATATTTCCATTTCGGTAGATTTTGCGGGGAGTATAAGGGTCTAGTCGTTCTGTGACCACAGCTTCGATTCCCGGCTTTTCGAAGTTCTTCGCCTTTCTCTCCTTCGAACCTCCTGACTTTTTACGCCTAAACCTCCTTCAAACTCTTATACTTCCCGCAAAGTCTACCTACAAACTATAGAAGAACTACCTATACGACCGCAACTGATATTAGAAAGGAGGCTAAAGTGCCTATAAACAGACCCCCAGCGCAGACTCCAGAGGCTCGAGAGAACCAATTAATAGCTGCGGCAGTCGATTTGGCTGAGCAACAGCTACGAGATGGCACTGCATCTCCTTCTGTTATCACTCATTTCCTTAAGTTGGCATCCACAAAGCAGCAATTGGAGATCGAAAAGCTCAAGAGCGAGACAGAATTTCTCCGAGCTAAGGCCGATGCTGTTCAATCTAACCAACGTAGTGAAGAACTTTACGCCGAAGCTATTGCGGCAATGAAGCGCTATAGTGGTGTTGACGAGGATTACTATGCGGAAGAGATGCTATAGCGAATTACTTCAGTTCAAAACTTTTGAAGAGAGATATTCGTATCTCAAACTGGCTGGTGAAGTTGGCGATCCTACGTTTGGGTATGATCGATATTTCAATCAGCACTTTTACCATTCATCCGAGTGGCGGAGGACTCGTAATCAAATCATTCTTCGTGACAATGGATGCGATTTGGGTATGCCAGACTACGAGATACATGGCCGTATCTACATACACCACATCAACCCCATAACAAAGGATGACGTAGAGGAGTTTAGTGATATTCTGCTCGATCCAGAGAATCTAATTTGTGTTAGCTTCGATACTCACAATGCTATACACTATGGAGACGAGCGAACTTTGCCACAAAAACCAATAGAACGAGTTCCTGGAGACACATGCCCTTGGAGGTAATATGGATAGTATTTTGGATTCAGTAAAGTCTTATTTGGGCATCAGGTCCGAGGATACCGCATTCGATCCGGATATTCTCATGGCCATAAATGCCGTGATGGTTGTTCTAAATCATCTTGGCGTTGGACCAAATGAGCCGTTTGTTGTCGAGGATTCTATGGCCGAGTGGTCCGATCTACTTGGCGACAATCCTATCGGAGGGGTTCGAGAGTATGTTAATCTCCGGGTTAAAATGCTCTTTGATCCATCCACAAATAATCAGATAATGGATGCTTTAAAAGAACAAATTGCAGAATTTGAATGGCGAATTTTGGCAGAAGTGGATAGGGCTTACTATGAATCCCGGGAGGTGGACGGTGAGTGATTTAACATATTTAGCGCATCATGGTGTTAAAGGACAGAAGCATGGTGTTCGACAGTGGCAGAATCCAGATGGCTCGCTGACTCCAGCTGGCCGAATTCATTATGGTGTTGGCGAGGCTCGAGACAAAATCGGAAGCGCTGCTAAGAGTGTCGGCACGGCGATTCGTAAAAAAGTCAAACCCACTAATGCCGAACTGAATGCCCAAATTCGTAAAGAAAAATCTAAAATTCTTAACAAGCAAAAGCGGGAAGAGTTAAAGCGACTTAAAAAGACTGGCGAAATCGAGGATCCTAAAAAGAGAGTCGGTCGTAAAAAGTATTCGGAGATGTCTGATGACGAGATAAATAGCCGAATAACTCGCCTGAAAAAAGAAGCTGAGCTCGCCGAACTTGAGATGTCTAAGAATTTAGGCCCTGGAAAACGAATGGTGGTTAAAGCTATCGAAAAAGGTATAACCACCGGAATTCAAACAGCAACTCAAAGTGGCTTGAAAACTGCTGGAGAAAAGTTTATAACCCGAACCCTTGGCTTTGATGACGACTGGAATAAGTCTCAAGACCAAAAGAAAAAAGATGAAGCTAAGGAAAAGCTTAAGCAGGTTGAAGCACGTAAGAAGCTGAAAGAGAAACGAAAAAGAGAAGCCGACGCCGATTTCAAGCGAACTATGAAAAACGTTCATAAGGCGACAAAAGGCTATCGTGAGCGATATGAGTCGCATTTTGGTGCTGACGGTAAAGGACCTAAGGAAAAAGATCAAAAAGCTAAGGTCTATCGCGAATGGGATGCTAAATAATATTCGTAAGAAGTAGGTGAAACATGCCCCTCTCAAACACAGCAACGCCGAAGTATTATGGAATGTTCCGTGAGGCTGTATTAAGAGGGGATATTCCTGTATGCGAAGAAATCTCTATGGAGATGAATCGCATCGACGCGCTTATCGAAAATCCTGGTGTTTACTATGACGAACTCGCAATGGACGGTTATGTTCGCTTTTGCGAGGATGAGTGCACTCTTACTGATGGATCAGATTTGAATCTTCTCGACACCTTTAAGCTTTGGGCCGAAGAAGTGTTTTGCTGGTACTATTTTGTTGAGCGCTCTGTGTACGAGCCAAACGAAGATGGACATGGCGGACATTGGGTTAAGAAGATTCGTAAAAAGCGTTTGACTAATAAGCAGTATTTGATAGTTGCTCGAGGTGCTGCTAAGTCGATGTATGGTTCGACGATTCAGAACTTTTTCTTGAATGTCGACACCGATACTACTCATCAGATTACAACAGCACCTACAATGAAGCAGGCTGAAGAGGTTCTCTCTCCTATTAGAACAGCTATTGCTCGTGCTCGAGGCCCGTTATTTAAGTTCCTTACCGAGGGTTCTCTACAGAATACAACCGGCAGTAAAGCTAATCGTCAAAAATTGGCTTCAACTAAAAAGGGCATTGAGAACTTTCTAACCGGATCGTTGCTTGAGGCTCGTCCTATGTCGATTGACAAGCTTCAGGGTCTTCGTCCGAAGATTTCTACGGTTGACGAGTGGCTTTCCGGCGACGTTCGAGAAGACGTCATTGGCGCAATCGAACAGGGCGCATCTAAGATGGACGACTATCTCATTGTCGCCATGTCTTCTGAGGGAACTGTTCGTAACGGGTCTGGCGATTCCATCAAAATGGAATTGATGAAGATCCTTAAGGGCGAGTATGTTAATCCTCATGTGTCGATTTGGTACTACCGTCTCGACAAGATTGAGGAAGTAGCAGATCCCGACATGTGGGTTAAGGCCCAGCCAAACATTGGATTGACTGTTAGCTATGAGACGTATCAGCTAGACGTCGATCGAGCTGAAAAAGCTCCGGCTGCGCGAAATGATATTTTGGCTAAGCGTTTCGGAATCCCAATGGAAGGTTACACATACTTCTTCCGTTACGAGGAAACCATACCTCATCCTCGTAGGGATTATTGGGGGCTTCCCTGTGCTCTTGGAGCTGACCTTTCTCAGGGAGATGACTTCTGTGCTTTTACTTTTATGTTTCCTTTTCCTGGTGGCTTCGGGGTCAAAACCCGTTGCTATATTACCTCTCGTACTCTCGACCGTCTCCCTAGTGCTATGCGGCTTAAGTACGACGAATTTCTCCAAGAGGGCTCGCTTGTTGTTTTGGATGGTACTATTCTTGATATGATGGAAGTCTATGACGATGTCGATCATTTCATCATTCAATCCGACTATGACGTGCGTTCGTTTGGATTTGACCCATACAATGCGAAACAGTTTGTGGATCGATGGGAAACTGAGAACGGCCCTTATGGCATTACCAAGGTAATTCAGGGCGCTAAAACCGAGTCGGTACCTCTTGGCGAGCTTAAAAAGTTAGCAGAAGACAGAGTTCTTATGTTTGACGAGCAGCTTATGATGTTCTGCATGGGAAACGCGATAGTTATCGAGGACACTAATGGTAATCGCAAGCTTTTGAAAACCCGTTATGACCAAAAGATTGACGCCGTATCCGCTTTGATGGATGCTTATGTCAGCTGGTCAGTGAATAGAGAGTTGTTTGAGTGATGAGTAATTTATATTTAGCACACCATGGCATTAAAGGTCAGAAGTGGGGTGTTCGTCGTTATCAGAACCCTGATGGAACTTTGACCATCGATGGTAAGCGCCGGTATAACATTAATACGAAGACTCGTACTGTAGAAACTGTTGACCCTTCGGACACCTATGCTAAACCACGTAGTAAAGAAAATCCATATTCTGCACGTCGAACTGTAAAAATTCACAATGCTCGTGAACGAGTTGGACAAGCGGCTAGAGCAAAAGTAGCTGCAGATGAGGGCGGAGATGCTCGTACTCAGCGTAGGATGCAGCGCAGGTTAAACACTGCTAGCGATAAATACTTAAAAGCAACAAAAGAACCTAGCCGTAGAACTATGAACACCTACGCATATCTTGCCGGCGGTCTGTCTTTGGTGCTAACGCCAGGAGGTCGTGCTGCTGTTAAAAGTTATACGAATCGTATGAAAGAAGTTCAACAGCGAGCAGTCATCGAAGCTAAGGCAGAGCGCGAACGCGGATATGAGTGGACTAAGCAGTTCATCAACAGTTATGCTGATGGAGCTATGGCCAAACGACCGGATAGGTACTAAAAATGGATTATTTAGCTCATCATGGAATAAAAGGTCAGAAGTGGGGTGTACGCCGTTATCAGAATCCCGATGGAACTTTGACGTCAGAAGGACGCATTCACTATGGGCTAAAAACTATTGGCAAGATTGGAAAAGAGCTATCTAGTATTCCAAGGTATCAAATAAAACGCGCCGGTACAAAATTTGGCGAAAAAGTTGATGAAAATACTCTGAAAAAGAAGTTTGGTACAGTAAGTCAGCGCATGTGCTCTAACAAAGAAAAAGCCAAATTGATTAATCGAGTAGTTTCAGATTCTAAGACTCGTGCTGGAACAGCTTCTGGTGTATACAATATTCTTAGATCAAGCGTTGGCGATATGGCCAGACATTTTGGGATAAACGCTCGTGATTTACAAACCATGTTTGATATGAGTTATGATGGATCCGATGAGTCTAGACTTATAATGAATGACTATCGAGATTTCAAGAAGATATTTCCAGGAATAAGTAACGAATCAGTAGGAATCGTTCAGGAATACTCGTTTGATGCTTTTGTCGATCGTGTTAACAAAATGCAAATAGATAAATTTAGTGTAAAGCAGAAAAGCGGTGCTCGTTCTGACGAATACATAATAAGTGAACGTCGTCCAGCAAAGACCAATCGTCTTTCGTTGGTTTATGGATCGGGGCATTCTAATTATATAGATGCTAGTAAGAACGGATGCAAAGCTTCTGTAGAATTGACCTCTAACCGAAAATTTACAGTAAACACGCTTGACACTCTTGGCTTTACAAATAAAGAAATAGCTCAAAAAACAGGATTGTCTTTAGGGCAAGTAAATAACATAATATACGGATACAAATTCGATGAGTGATCAAAGGGAGGTGACATATGCCAAATCCGACAATTCGAGAACGATTTAGCAAAGCGTGGAATGCGTTTATTGCTAAAGACAAGCGAGGCGATGCGGAGTATATCACCTCTCCAACAATGGGGTATACCACAACTTATCGCGAAGATAAGACTCGGCTTCGTATAGGATCCGAACGTACGATCATTGCCTCTATTTACAATCGAATAGCTGTAGATGTTGCTGCCATTAATCTTCAGCATTGTAGAGTTGATCAAAATGGTAAGTATATTGAGCCTATTGACTCTGAGTTAAACCAATGTCTGCGTTTATCGGCAAACATTGACCAGACGGCTCGAGAGTTTATGGTGGACGGTGTTCTTTCGCTACTCGATGAAGGCACTATTGCTGTGGTTCCTGTCGATACAACCTTTGACATAACCAACCAAGGTTCATATGATATTTTGTCAATACGAGTTGGCAAGGTTACACAGTGGTATCCGGAACATGTCCGGGTGGATGTCTACAATGATCGTAATGGACGACACGAAGAAATCACTCTACCAAAGTCCGTAGTTGCGATTATTGAGAATCCGTTCTACGAAGTAATGAACAAGCCTAATTCCACGCTATCTCGACTTAGGAACAAGCTTGCCTTGCTTGACGCAACTGATGATAAGCAAAATTCGGATAAGCTCAACCTGATCATTCAGATGCCTTACGGTCTTAAGGGCAAGAACCGAGAAGATCGAGCAAAAGAGCGAATTAAAGACATTGAGATGCAGCTTGTGGATTCCAAATATGGAATCGCCTACATGGATGCAACTGAGAAGATTGTTCAGCTTGGTCACCCGATTGAAAACAAACTTCTCGAAGAGATTCAGTATCTTACTGAGACTCTTTACGCTCAGCTTGGCTTAACTCCTTCAGTGTTCGATGGCACTGCTGATGAGAAAGAAATGATTCAGTATTACAATCGAACCCTTGAGCCGATTCTCGCTGCTTTCGTTGATGAGTTCAATCGAAAGTTTCTAACTCGAACTGCTAGGACTCAAGGTCAGGCTATCAGTTACTTCAGGGATCCGTTCCGTCTTGCTCCCGTTGAGACGCTGGCTGCAATCGCGGATAGCTTTACGGCAAACGAGATTGTCAGTGCAAACGAATTCCGAGCAGTTCTTGGATTCCAGCCTTCTAACGATCCTCGAGCCGATCAGTTGCTTAATAAGAACATTAATCCTATTGCGGATGATCCGAATGCTCAACCCGCAATGGCTGAGGGCTTAGAAGAGCAGCAAGGTCTTCAAAATGGTAATGGACTTGATACCGAAATAGACGTCGAGTCGTTGAGCCTTGAGGAAGCAGAAGAGTATTTGCGTCAGCTTGAAGAGCTTGAGAAAGAGCTCGGTGGTTCTAATGGCTGATATTTCTCATGCATACGAGTCTAAATACGTCAATAAAAAAGCCTCAGCGGTTCGTCGCACTCGTGGATATTTCGATACAAAAAGCATCATCGGCAGGGACGTAGATACCAAATACGGATCGTATAAAAAGCCTTCTGGTAAGAAATACGCATCCAAATACTACGACCCCGTAGCAAGGCACGAAAGATATTTGCGAGAACGGTCTTCTTTGGGTATTGGCGGTGGCCGATCTGGCGGAGGAGGTTCTGGAAGAGGCTCCGGTAAGTCAGGTAGGAGCTCTGGAGGATCGGGGCGTGGTGGACGGGCTAGTAACTCTGCCAAAATAGCTCAAACTATTCAGAAACTTAGAGAAGAAAGTTCCTTGAATACCGATGCTCAGCGAGAAGCGGCTCGTAGAAAGATACAAGATCTTCGGAACGAACTTCGAAAGCAAATTGTGAAGATGCGAGGAGTTGACGAAGACACTGTAGGCGTTAATGTTTCTGACATCCGAGGCCGAATTCAGGCAATTCGTGAAGAAATGGAAAAGACCGGTGGCGATCTGCAAAAGTGGATTTCGCATGAAAAAGACGCATTAGAGCGTCGAATTGCTGCCGTCTATAACGCAAACGGACAGAAGTATACTCCGCGTTTACAAGCTGATAAAGAGCGTGCGTCTAAGAAGAGAAACAAAGAAGTTAATTCGAGGGCGGATGCGATTTATAAAAGTAAGTCCAAGAAGAAGTAGGTGAAATTATGGGTTATGATTTCAGTGGCTATGCCACGAAGAATGACCTAACTTGCGGTGATGGTCGCATTATCCGCAAGGACGCGTTCAAGGATTGCGACGGTAAGACCGTTCCGCTGGTGTGGCATCACATCCATAATGATCCTATGAACGTCTTAGGTCATGCCGATCTGGAGAATCGTGATGATGGCGTTTACGCGTACTGCTCATTCAACGATACTCCAGCTGGTCAAAATGCTAAGGAACTTGTTAAGCATGGCGACATTACCTCGATGTCTATCTATGCAAACAAGCTCAAGCAGCAGGGTAGCAACGTCATTCACGGCGTTATTCGTGAGGTAAGCCTGGTCATGGCTGGCGCTAATCCCGGTGCGCTTATCGATCCACTCAGCATTCAGCATGACGATGGCGACCTGACGGAGCTGGACGACGAAGCTATTATTTATTCTGGTGAGCTGTTCCATTCCGAGGATCTTGCTCATGCCGATGACGAGAATGATGAGGACGATATGCCCAATAAGAGCAACGATAAGACTGTTCAGGACGTTATCGATTCGATGACGGAGGAGCAGAAGAATGTTATGTACTTCATGGTTGGCCAAGCTCTAAAGGAGAAGAGTGGCGCCGATGATGAGGATGTTGAGCACGACGATTTAGGAGATGACATGCATCGCAACGTTTTTGATCAGACTGTTGATGACGACACCGAGGTTCTGTCTCATGATGCCATGAATGAGATTCTGGCGGAGGCTCCTCGCATTGGTAACCTTAAGGACGCGTTCCTGGAGCATGGTATCGAGAACCTCGAGGTGCTTCTCCCCGACTATAAGAACCTCGACAACACCCCGACTTGGATTAAGCGTGAGACTGAGTGGGTCACTTCGCTTTGGGGTTCTCTGAAGAAGACGCCGTTCTCTCGTATTCGTTCGCGTTATGCCAACATTACCGAGTATGAGGCTCGTGCCCGTGGTTACATCACTGGTAACCAGAAGATCGAGGAGTATTTCTCGATTGCATCTCGTACCACCACTCCGACCACTGTCTACAAGCTGCAGAAGCTTGACCGAGATGACATCGTCGACATCACGGACATCGACATCGTCGCTTGGATGAGGCAGGAGATGCGTGGTATGCTCGAGGAGGAGCTTGCTGCTGCGGTCCTGATTGGTGATGGCCGTCCTTCGAACGACGTCTCCAAGATTAACGAGTCTAACATTCGTCCTATCTACACCGACGATGATCTGTTCTGCATTCATGAGCTGGTCACCATTCCGTCTAACGCAACCGACGTCCAGCTGGCAAAGGCTCTTATCCGTGTTGCGCTTCTTTCTCGTAAGAAGTACAAGGGCACCGGTCGGCCGTGGTTCATCACCACTAATGACGTGATCACTCGTATGCTGCTTGCCGAGGATCAGATTGGTCATCGTCTGTATAACAACGATGCTGACCTTGCGGCTGCTCTTCGTGTCAGCCGCATTCTTGAGGTTCCTATCCTTGAGGGTGCCACTCGTACCGCTCAGATTCCCAATCCTAGTGGTTCTGGCACCGTTGCTCAGACTCGTACTCTTCTTGGTCTGATCGTTAACCCGAGCGACTATGTCATTGGTGCTGACAAGGGTGGCGCCGTGACGATGTTCGATGACTTCAACCTTGACTTCAACAAGTATGAGTACCTGATTGAGACCCGTTGCTCGGGTGCTCTGAAGGATCCGTACACCGCCATCGCTCTTGAGACCACCGATACGCTGCCGTTCGACTTCGGTCCGCGTTCTGGCGACTTCTCTACGGCGACTAAGACTAAGGACGCTAATGGCTGGCCTGAGGGGTATCCGAACTATACTCCCGCGAACAGTTCCTCCGAGGGTTCTGACGGCCAGTAGTCAAAATCGTAAGGAGATAACGAATGGCTAGGTATTATGGGAATATAGGATTTGCGACTCCTACTGAAACTTCGCCTGGTATTTGGGAGGATGTCATTGAGGATCGTCCTTATAAGGGTGATATTTTACGAAACGGTCGCCGTTATGACAATTCGGAAAACATTAATGACAATCTTGTGATAACAAACCAGTTTAGTATCATATCGGATGCGTTTTTATATTCCCATATACCTTCCCTTCGTTATATCGAATATCTGGGTTCGAAATTTAAGATAACATCGGTCGATATCGAACGGCCTAGGGTGATTATTAACGTTGGAGGTGTATATGTCTCGTGAGACTAGGCGACTTGCTTTGCACGAAAAGCTTGTCGAATTACTGGGAACTAGAAACGTATATTTTCAACCTCCAGCATCTATCGTTATGAAATACCCGTGTTTTGTGTATTCATATGAAGATAGTAACAAGTTTTTTGCTAACGACAAGCCTTATATGGTTTACGATCGTTATACGCTTACGTTGATCACAAAAGACTCCTACCCTACGGAATTGCTCGAGTCGATCGAAGCTATGGACTATTGCGATTTCGAACGACAGTATTCATCGGATAATCTCCATCATTTTTCGTTTAGATTATTCCTTAAAGAAGGAGCTTTAAATGTCTAAGTTAGTTTGGGATGCTATTGGTGAGCATATTTACGAGACTGGTGTTGACCATGGCGTTCTGTACCAGGTGACCACCCAGGGCAAGTATAGCAATGGCGTTGCCTGGAACGGTCTGACTTCGGTTTCCGAGTCTCCGTCTGGTGCTGAGGCGCAGAAGCAGTACGCCGACAACATGAACTATCTGACTCTGTACTCGGCGGAGGAGTTTGGCGCTACCATCGAGGCTTTCACTTATCCAGATGAGTTTGAGCAGAACGATGGCTTCGCTACTCCGACTAAGGGTATGCGTATTGGTCAGCAGAGTCGTAAGTCGTTTGGTCTTTGCTATCGTACCAAGATTGGTAACGATGTGGCTGGCGACGATCTTGGCTACAAGCTGCATCTGATTTATGGTTGCCGTGCTGCTCCGTCCGAGCGTGGCTATGCGACTATTAACGATTCTCCCGAGGCTATTACGTTCTCTTGGGAGGTCAGCACTACTCCTGTTCAGATCGAGGGTTATGAGCCAACGTCTCAGATTGTAATCCCCTCTACCGACTTCACGGAGCAGGCGGATAAAACCAAGCTCACCCTTCTCGAGAGTGTTCTGTTTGGTACCGATGGCGAGGGTCAGTCTACTGGCACCGTTCCTACCCTGCCTCTTCCCGAGGTTGTTGAGAAGATTCTGGACGGTACTATCACGACTGTCGAAGCGGCTCTCGCTGCCTAGTCAAAATGGTAAGTGGGAGGTATTCGGAGCGCTCGGGACTCAGGAGAATGCCATTAGCTGATTCGGCGGGGTTTTGGCTTAAAACAGGATTCGGGTTCAGAATAGCGGTTCGCATAGCGAGCGGTTTCTGGGTGAGAGACAAAGGGTGACTCTCCGGCCGGTGGGGCTGACCGGCTACATGGGGGTGTGGCGAAATGGCACACGCAGGAGACTTAAAATCTTTCGACATATAGTCATGAGGGTTCGAATCCCTCCACCCCCACCATATGGGACCGTAGCTCAGTTGGTAGAGCAGGGGACTTTTAATCCCAAGGTCATGGGTTCGAAACCCATCGGTCCCACCATTTATTGTGAGAGAAAGGATAGCTATGGAAACCATTAATGTTTCACCAAGTCCGGAGTCAATGCTCGATGCTTTTGTTGATTTCTACAACAATAATATCGCAGATTTCGATGTTCCTAAGATTGAGCGAGACGAGGCGTTTATTGTCTGGTTCTGCTATATCGTAGGAAACGCTAAGTGCCTAATTTCGACAACTAGGCCTGATCATATGTATTACGAGCTGACTTATCATCTTGATAAGGAACAGCTTCATGTGGATGCATATAAGAAGGTTAAGCATACTTCTTTTGACTTTTAGAGAAAGGCGTTACCATGATTAAGTGGCCCATTACATATACCGATTACAATGGTGAGCAGCAGACCGAAGATTTTTATTTCAACCTGAACAAGGCTGAAGTTATGGAGATGCAGCTCGAGGCAAATGGCGCGTATTCCGATTATCTTCAGAGGATTGTTGATCAGCGGGATGGAAAGAAAATCGCACAAGAGTATCGTAGGATTATTCTGAAGTCTTATGGTGAGAAATCTCCTGATGGACGTCGTTTTATCAAGTCGGATGAGCTTACTTCTGCTTTCGAGCAGACCGAAGCCTATTCTGAATTGTATATGCAGCTTGGTACGAATTCTGAGCTGGCTAAGAAGTTCTTGGAAGGCGTGTTCCCCAAGGTAGAGGAATCCGATGGTTCTCCTAATATTGAGAATCATATGAGTCTAGTTTAGTGGTGATTAGAGTGCTCCATATAAAGGTTCCAGCTCAAGAGTTTTATGACGAATCTAACAATGAATTTATCGAACTTCCAGAGCAGACCTTGACTATGGAGCACTCTTTGATCTCCATCTCAAAATGGGAAGCTAAATGGAAAAAACCGTATCTTTCAAAAGCGGTTAAAAAGACTCGAGAGGAAACTTTCGATTATTTGCGATGCATGACGGTGTATCCAACAAATGTAAATCCGTTAGTTTATCGTGCTCTTACTAAAGAAAACATTGCTGAGATTGTGGATTACATTGAAAATCCGATGACAGCGACAACAATTCACCACTATGAACGTGTTACGCCGAAAAAAGAGATTTTAACGAGCGAACTCATATATTATTATATGATAGCTCAGAACATACCGGTTGAATTTGAGAAATGGCACATTAATCGTTTGCTCACATTGATTGAAGTGTGCGCTATTAAGAATAATCCAAAGGGTAAGAAGATGAGCAAGAGCGCTATCGCTAAACAGAATCGAGCCCTTAACAATGCAAGAAGGGCCAAGTATAAGACCAGAGGATGATATGGGTAACTTAATTAGTCTAAAATCTTCTGGTAATTTTAAAAAGACCAGATTATTCTTAAAAGCGATAAAAGAACGAAAAATTTATAGCATCTTAGATTCGTACGGGCAAAAGGGCGTTGATATTTTGTCAGCCAACACACCTGTTAGAACCGGAGCTACAGCAGCATCTTGGACGTATGTTAAAAATGTGTCAGATAGTGAGATTTCATTAGAGTGGCATAATACGAACCTGGCCAACGATGGAAAAACGCCTGTTGTTATTTTAATAATAAAAGGGCATGGTACTAGAACGGGTGGCTATGTGGCTCCTAATGATTTTGTAACGCCTTTAATGGAGAATCTTTTTAGCGAAGTGTCCGACGCCGTGTGGAAGGTGGTGACATCTTTATGAGCAGCACTGACGAACGTGTTGTGTCAATGAAATTTGACAATACAGGATTTGAAGCTGGCGCCACCAAGGCGATTGATATTTTAGAGAAGTTAGAAAAGGCTTTAAAGTTTGACAATGGAACGTCCGGTATCGAAAGCGTCAAAAAAGCAGTTAGTGGCTTTGATATGGACAATGTCTCTGATAGTGTTGAAGAGTGCTCTAGCCGATTCGGAGCATTTGAGGCATTTGTTACAGGGATATTTCTAAATCTGGGTAATCGTGCCGCCAATTTTGGAATAAACATGGCGAAGAACCTCACAGTAAAGCCGCTAATGGATGGCTTTGGTGAGTATGAGACCCAGATTCGATCTGTTCAGACGATATTGTCAAACGCTGGAGAAAAGCTAAAGGAGCAAGGCTTTACCACTCAAGATCAGCAGATTGAAAAGATCAATCAAACTCTTGACGAATTGAATACTTACGCCGATAAAACCATTTATAATTTCTCTGAAATGACGAGAAACATCGGCACATTCACTGCTGCTGGTGTCGACCTCGATACGGCTGTGACTTCAATTAAGGGTATCGCTAACTTGGCTGCTGCGTCCGGCTCTACTTCTCAGCAAGCATCCACTGCCATGTATCAGCTTTCCCAGGCCATCGCATCTGGTACGGTCAAACTCCAGGACTGGAACTCGGTAGTTAATGCTGGTATGGGTGGCGAATTATTCCAAGAAGCATTAAAACGAACCGCACGAAATCATGGTATTGCTGTTGATGCAATGATTGAAAAGAACGGTTCTTTCCGAGAATCTTTGCAAGAAGGCTGGATTACTTCCTATATTCTTACAGAGACCTTGTCCCAGCTCACAATGTCATACGAAGAAGTTGGCGACGAAGCGTATAACGCAAATCTGGAGATTCTCAAGAATCAGGGATATTCTGATGATGACGCTAAAGCAATTCTCGATCTTGCTAAAAATGCAGAAGAGGCTGCTACAAAAGTTCGAACTTGGTCGCAGTTGTGGGAAACAGTAGGTGAAGCTCTTGGTTCGGGTTGGGCCACCACCTGGAGAACTATCGTTGGTGACTTTCTAGAAGCAACTGACTTATTCACCCATCTTAGCAATGGCATAACGGGAATAATCTCGGCTTCTGCTGATGCTCGCAATGCGGTTTTGGCCGATTGGGCTGCCGCTGGTGGTCGAACTGCACTGGTCGATGGAATAAAGTATATATTTGACGCCATAACTTCTGTCGTTGAGACTTTCGGTCAAGCATTTAGCGATGTCTTTGGAATTTCTGCAGAGCAGTTGTTCAACATATCTGCAGCGTTCGCCTCGTTTGCAGAAAAATTAGTTCCAAGTCAAGAGGCTGTTCAGTTCTTATACGATTTGCTGTACAACGTATTTACTGTTGTGCACAGTGTTCTTGGCGTTTTCGGTAACTTCATCCGAATTGTTGCGGGTGTGGCTTCGGTTGTTTGGAAGCTCGTTTCGCCGTTTGTAAAATTAGCAGCTATTTTGGTAGGCGGAGTCGTTAAAGGATTAGCGTTTGTCTCGTCCTTGATATTAAAGATTACTGACTATGTGGAAGCTTTTATTGGCTTTGGCTTATCCAAAATAAGTGCTTTTATCGATTATATTTATGGCGGAATTTCTAAACTGTCCGGACCTTTTGGCTCTGTTTTAGATGCTATAAAGGTTTTAATTGGCGTAGTTCCGTCATTAGCTAGGGCTTTTGTAAATCTTATAACTCAATCGGAACCCTTTAAATTCATCGTTGATTCGTTTAAGAGTTTCGGAGATTACGCCAAAAGTAAGCTGATAGGCGTCTTCGATAAATTAAAGACTGCATTTTTTGGAGCAAATAAGCAGCGAAATAATTATGCTAAAAGCTGGGAGAAGTTGACACCATTCCAGAAAGCGGCTACTGTTTTTGAATCGGTTGCGTCTAAAGTAAAGAATTTTGCAACCGGTTTCATTGAGGCATCTGATAAGGTTGGATATTTACGAGATGCCGTATCGTCAGTTGTTGATCGTATAAAAAACAAATTCAAAAGCTTATTTTCGTTTATTTCCAGTCCAGCATTAATTGGTTCTGCAATAAGCAACATGGTGACGAATTTGAAATCCAAGGTCGTTGGACTGATCGATAAAGTTTTCGGAGAAGATGTTTCACAAAGACTTGCGAGCGGAGTTTCTGCATTCTTTGATCCTATAGCAGACTTTTTCGGAATGTCACTCCAGCGATTTGAGACATGGGGCGAAGCAATATCGAAAGTTATTGAAGGAATCAAAAAGATTTTTGGAAAAGGCCAGATTGGTGTAATTTTTAGAAGTCTTTTTGGATATTTTTCTGATTTAGCAAAATCTGGAAAATCGGTTCCTGATATGGTCGCTACGGTTTTTCTGGATGTTGTCGAAGCGGTAAAATACGGAGCCACTCATATACCTGAGCTTTTATCGAAAGCTGCTCAGCTAACGAAGAACGAAATAGATAATTTAATAAAGAATGCTTCGGAATTTAAAGACAAGTTTGTTGAAAAATTCAGAGAAGCTATTAGTAAAATGCCGTCTCCTGAGGAGATAGGCAAAGCTATCGGATCTTTTATAACAGCTGTTCGTGATTTCTTTTCTAAGAAGTTTTCCGAGTTATTCAGTGGCGATTCCGACTTTGCAATAGATGGATCCTTTATTGTAAACATGATTCGAAGTGCTATTGAAAATGTTGGAAAACTTATATCTGGCATAAAGGTTAGCCTTCCTGAAAACTTTCTCTCTGATATATTCTCTAGCATAGGCACTAGCTTATCCGAGGCTTTTGGATCTTTATTTGATGGTATAAAATTAGATAACGCGGAAGACGCTATCAATACGCTTCTCGATAAAGTGAGTACTTTCTTCGATAAGAATGGTCGACTGATCGCGTTGGTTCCAATTTTCGATTTTATACATTCCTTAAGCTCTATGAATCGAGGAATTGGTAAATTCGGAAAGACTTTTGGAAAGAATTTTAGGAAATTCGGAAAAAGCATAGGCGACGGCTTATCGGATTTCGGCAAAGGTTTCACGAGTTTCAAAAAGCAAACCAAAGCTCAAGCTTTTATGCGAATAGCGGCTGGTATGCTTATTTTGGCGGCCGCGTTATGGGTTCTTTCCAAAATACCTTCAGATCGTTTGATCGAAGTGGCTAAGGTTCTTGGCATACTTGCGGTTGGAATAGCCGCTCTATCCTTGGTTGTTGGAGGAATTGCCAAATTAACCGATATGGATTTGGATGCAGTAGGAAAGTCTATTGCTGGGTTTGGCATTGGAATTCTGGCTTTGGCTGCTGCCGTATGGATATTCTCCAAAATACCAGGCGATAAGGTAGAGGACAGCATGAATCATGTGCTTACTTTGATTGCCGGACTTACCTTAGCTTTGGTAGATATTAGCCTAGTTGGGGCAGATTTGAAGGGCGCTGCTGCTACTCTTGTGGCGATGGCTGCTGCAATAGTTCTTTTGATGATCCCGATACAAATACTCGGACGAACTCCCGATGATGTTCTTACCAAGGGCGGTAATGCTGTAGGCATGATTGCCGGAGTTTTAACAGGTGCTATTTCCATAATGGAACTTGCCAACATTCATAAAAGTTCTATTTTAGGAGCGGCTCCAACACTTTTAGCTCTGGCGATATCGATAACATTGCTTATGATTCCAATAGAAATACTCGGACGAACTCCTGATGATGTTTTGCATCAAGGAGGTAACGCGGTTGGACTCATAGCTGGTGTGTTATCTGCAGCTATAGGTTTGATCGGGTTAGTCGGAAAGCACTCTATGAGTATTTTGGCAGCAACTCCGGCGTTACTTGCGTTGACACTCTCCATAGGATTGGCCATCATTCCGATAAAGATTCTTGGCAACACCGATTCGGAAGAGCTAAAGCGTGGTGGCAACGCTGTTGGACAAATAGCAGGTGTTTTAAGTCTCGCAATAGCTTTAATAGGAGCTGTCGCATCGCATGCTGTTGGAATCTTGGCGGGTTCTGTTGGTCTGATTGCGTTGTCGGTTGCTGTTGGACTTATTGCTCTAATTGTCGCAGGCTTATCGAAAATAGCTGCTCAAAATCCAGCAGCGTTAGAGGAATCTGTAAATTCGATAATTAAGATTATTGGAATACTTGTCCTAGGCCTTGCTGGAATAGGCGCAGTTGGTGTTGGAGCTGGTACTGGCTTAGCGGCTATTGCTGGTGGAATTACTCTGCTTGGTTTGTCTTTTATGGTTCTTGCTGGAGGAATTATGCTTCTTCAGAATGGACCGAACTGGGAAGCCATATCTAGTGGAATAAATAGCGTCGTTACTTCTATACAGCAATTTGCTTCTGACATTGGAACAAAAGCTAAAGAAGCTGTGGACAATTTCACAAGCAACATCAGAAGAATGAAAGACGATGCTATAGAAGCCGGCAGAAATGCTATTCAAGGATTACTGAATGGTATTGGAGAAAAAATCGGAGAACTTGGTACAAAGGCTCAGGAAGTAGCATCGTCGTTTATTAATTCTGTCAAGAGTTTCTTCGGTATTGCTTCTCCGTCCACCGTTATGGCTGGAATCGGAGGAAACATAGTCCAAGGATTGATCAACGGCATAGGCGACTTCTTGGGTTCGCTTGGTGCAAAAGCTCAAGAGCTTGGATCGACGATACTTAATGGAGTCGCTGGACTTCCCGGAACCCTTATGACAAAAGGCTCTGAGGCTGTTGGTGGATTCATTGCTGGTGTTGGAAATGTCGCAGGCGGAGCTATTGAAAAAGGATCAGAGTTGGCTTCTGGCTTTGTGAATGGAGCTAGAAACCTGTACACGGACCTAAAGAACAAAGCATCCAACGGCGTTACTGGATTTGTTCAGGGAGCTAGTTCTAAAATCCGTGACGTTTCTTCAAAATCGAAAGAGATTTCGACAAAGATGGTCAACGGACTTTCTAATCTAAAGACCAATCTTAAGCGAAAAGCTACAGAAGGCGTTAGTGCTTTTGTGCAAGGCATAAATGGAAAGCTTGGCTCGGTTAAAAGTGCCGCCTCAAACATTTCCAGTAGTGCTTCAAAGGGATTAGGTTCTTTATATTCTAAGTTCAAATCAGCAGGTTCCAATGCTGGATCGGGATTTGTCGACGGCATAGGTTCTATGATTTCTTCGGCTGCCTCTAAAGCCGCGCAGTTAGCTAAGGCGGCAATAGACGCTGCAAAGAGAAATCTAAAAATCAATTCTCCGTCTAAGGTTTTTCGATCGATAGGTGCATCTACTGGTGAAGGCTTCATCCAAGGAATCGATAGAGGAACCGCAAGTGTGGCTAAAGCCAGTGCTTCTTTGGCAGGCAATGTTATTGATTCATTCTCCGAAGCTTTATCTATGGCCACAATGAGCGGTGACGACTTGCTGGATATTGACGATCCTGTGATTACTCCAGTTCTCGATACGTCCGATATTGATTACAGCATGGATCGACTCCGGACTTCAATGGGGATGGGCTTTAACGATCTTTCCATTGGCAACCTTAACTACACTGGAGAACTTTCGGCAAAGATTTCCGATTACAACGATCTTAATAAACAAACACTAGACGCTATCGCCAACAACCAGCTTGATTACAACTTGCTTGGTGCGGCGGTTGCAAACGCATTAATCCGATCCGGAGTGCATGTCGAAATAGACGGCGGGCAACTCATGGGTTATTTGGCCGGTGAAATTAGCGATGCTCGTCGTATGTACGGATAAGGAGTTCTAATGGCTGAGCTTGTTAATGGCACATATGCCATCATATCACTTTCGTCTAGCTTAGCTCTAGGCATTGGCGCAGGAAACGCCATAACTTTAACCGAATCTGACATGGATTCTGCGAATAAAGATCAGGTATGGAATGTATTTAAAACCGAACATGACATTACCATCTCTGGCGAAGGTACTGCTCGAGATACATGGTTTATCAAGTCTGTAAAATCGGGTAAAATCGTAGCTCCGAAAGACTATGTAAGTGACGTTTCTGGAGAAGATATTCAACAGGAAGATCTTAATACAGAGCGCTATGACGAAGATGACGCAACTCCCGATGAAGATTACATAACAGTTCCAACCTATGACGACACTTGGGATACGTCTTGGCTGATTGTTGATACTGGCACTACATATACAGATGACGATGATATTTATACCGTCTACAACATTCGTCGTGTTCTATCTGTGTATGAAACGGAAAATCAGGACGCGCAGAATACCATGTCTGTCGCAATGTCTGTTCAACCAGGAACTGATCCAAAGCTTATTACGGAAACTTATGATTCTTCTTCAGCTGCTCAAAAGTGGATATTTGTTCCGACTGAGTTTTTGGATGAAAATGGTCTTTATACGATTCGTTCCGCAGTTGATCCTAACTTTGGTCTAATTGTTCCGTCGAAATCTACAGCAGCCGGTGCATCCATCAAAATCGGAAGTATTGGCTTTGATAAAAATCAACAATTTCGAGTTGAACAATCGGGTAAGGCATACCGTCTTCGTCCGCATCATTCTGGCAAAGCTGTTGATATTTACAACAATACTCCAAAAGCGAATGCCGACATAATTCAGTATACCACTAACCGTTCGTTGTATAACACTTCTGAAAAACAGTTTATGGCTGTTGTAAAAGGCAATGCTAAAGGCGCTCAAAAAGGATATTTAGAGTATGTTCTTTCTAGCACTTCGACGACTTTCACCATGACTGTTACAAAGATGGTGCTATACACGACATTCGCTAAGGGTCTGCCTTATAACACAAAGCTTAAAGTTCGTGTTCAGAGTGCTCCAGGCGTTACAAACAACATCAAAGCTGGCAAATTTGCAGAAAAGAACGTAAAGGCCGGACTTGCAAAGAATAAGACGAAAGTTAACTTCGGCTTAAGCGGATTTGCGTTCACATATTCTCGTGGAAGCTCTGCGGTTAGACGTACTGTGAAGCTTCGCATGACAACGAGGCCTTCTGTATACTTAGGAACCACCACGACAAACATTACCACAACATCCGGTAAAAAGAATAAAAAGATCGTGGTTGACGGCAAAACTGTAGTCGCTGCCAA